GAGAATTCACTCAATGGTGAAAAAGAAGTAGCCACTGAGTCCGAAGACTCGGAAATGCTTGCAAAAGTAAAGGCCCTTGAAGAGGAAAACACAAAGTTGAAAAAAGCTCTACACAATACTCTTGTTGAAAGAGTTGTAGATGCAAAAATTGCAGTAGGCGTTGAGTCTGTCGATAACAGGGAAAAGGCGATTGAAGAGCACGCATCACGCACCGCATCTTCTCTTGCCGATTCTTTAAGAGATTTAGCACGTTTCCCTCAAACCAAACAGGTTAGAGGCGAAATGCCAGAAATTTCTTCGGAAACAGAAGTTGTTGAGGGTGAGAGCAATGCGATCACCGTTGACAATGAAGAAACAGAAATCAAAACAGATCCAAAAGATACAGCAGAACAACTTTTTGTAGATGCGCTTATGGGTCGCCGTAAGCTTTAAATAAAACACTTTAAGGAGATAAAAAAATGTCTTTAGCTAAATTTCGCAAAGTAGGAACAAAAACTGGTTCAGGTCGCTTAGTTGTTTCTGAGGGCATCGCCCCAGCAGCATACTTGCTTCCGGCAGCAGGTTTGCCAACATGGTATCTTGACAGCGAAGATGATCGTTTTGAGATCGTCATTCCAAAAGGAACCATTCTTTCAGTAGTGGCAAATGCATCCACGGGTGACGCAGAAGTCGCACCAGCCAACGGAACAGGTTCAGCAATGAACTATGGCGACAACATGCCGTCAACATGGAATCCGTTGAGTGGCGCAACACCAAGCTACGCCTCAGGTGCCACTGACACAGTAACAGTTCCGGCCAGATCAGTACCCATTGGTGTGGCACAATATGACCTCTATCGCCCGTTCGATAAGGGCACCTCACAAGGTGCAGGTTTCATCACCCACGGATATGTCGAATATCCTATGGTTGATGGTGTTAACGCAGACGTAACAATTGGTTCGGTCGTAAGAGCGGATCATATGGGTCGTCCCGTTAAGGCAGCTGCTGCTGATTTTTTCAATTCAAATGCAGCCTATTCTTACCTCCAGGTTGGTAAGGTAGTAGAGGTAGAAAAGTTTGCAACCAACTTTGATGATGGTCTGCTTTCCTACATGCAATTGCCATCAGATCCAGGTGCACTCAAGACGGTGTTTGAGCTTACACGCTCAGGCGCTTTCTCGGGCAAGCTTGGCATCAGGTCCAATCTGGATGTTCACAATGTGATTGGTGCATTCCGCGTCAATCTGACACTTTAAAAAAGAAAATAACACAGGAGGAATATTCCTAAGATGAGTAAGACAATCCAAGAGCTCCTCTCGGGTCTCCCAGCTTGGGAGTCAGCACTGACCGAGGACGGACATATCAACGAGAGTAACAGGGTCACGATCAAAGAGGCGTTTGCATCACCCGATGCAGCGATTCTCTTCCCGAAAGTGATTTCTCGCACTCTTAAGGAAGCAGCAGAACCACAGTTACTTGTTACTCCGCTTCTTTCGACAGTGCGTCTAGGTAAAGGACGCTCTTTGGAGTTTCCGGCAGTGAACGCAATTCAAGCTGCTGAAATTCCGGAAGGCCAAGAGTACCCAGAGCAAGCGCTCGCATTTGCTAAGCAAATCGAGGGCAAAGTCTCCAAAAAGGGCGTCAAGCTGGCTTTCACAGAGGAAGTTATTGCTGATTCACTTTGGGATATCGTAGGCATGCATGTTCGCGCTGCAGGTCGTGCTATGGCAAGACTTAAGGAGCAGATTGCACTCAGTCGTTTCAAAGACGCTGCCACAATCGTTTTCGATAACGAAAGCGGCAGTTACGCTGATACGACCGGTCGTGATATTAACGGCGCTTATAACAAGACAATTACCTGGGATGACGTCATTGATATGGCCGCCGTTTTGATGGCCGAAAACCATATCCCCACAGACTACATCCTTCACCCGCTTATGTGGTCGGTATTCCTCAAGGATGCGATCTTCCACACTGGTGGTTCGGCAGCTGCAGTCAATACAAGCTGGGGTTATCGTCCAGATTCAAAGGAGGGTGCGCTTAACGCCACAGCTCCGATGGGCCTGAATGTAATCGTGTCACCGTTCGTAAGCTTCACGGCTAAGACCTCGTCAGTCCCCGCCATGTCGGACATTTTCTTGATTGACCGCAATGAAGTCGGTTCGCTTCTTGTCAAAGATGACATGAGCACGGATCAGTTCGATGATCCAACTCGTGACATTCGCGCCATGAAGATGAAAGAGCGTTACGACATCGTAATGCTTGGCGACGGCGAAGGTATCACGGTTGCTAAGAATGTCAGACTCGCTCGTAACTATGAGGTACAAGTTACAAACGAAATGCCATAATCTTAGGATTATAATTGGTTAAAACAAAGGGGGTGGCGAAAGCCGCCCCCTTTGTTTTTGTTCGTCGACAAGTTACTAGATACATATCTTAATTGTTTAGGAGATTAATGTGGCCCTTGCCCTCATAGACTCGGTTGTAGCTCTTGATAAGAACATGGTTGTTATAAGATTTGAATCAACAATCAAAATAAGTAGTCTGGTCAATTCAAATTTTATATTACAAACCAATGCTGCTACGCCAACTGTAATCCCTAACCCATTTGAAACTATTGAAACCATAATTGATTATAATCAAATATCAAGAACCTTAAAGCTTTATTGGGATAAAAATCTCTCCCTTGTTAACGGAGTTCAATACTTAATAAGATTGGTAAATTTTCTCGACGCCGCAAATGAAGTAATAGATGAGGAACAAATATCTTTTAAGTGGGATGGAAGCAGCGCAACTCCTTCCTCCTCTTCTTCGGTTATAGTTCCTCAAGTCAAAGAAATTTTAGTAGAAGATAAGTCCATAAGAACCGATGCTTTTACGAGCTTGCAAATTTTAGCTAAAAATCCAGATTTTTATATCGCCGAAACATCGCCTCCAAGTGGAGATTTTTATTTGGAAAATGATTACAACAACGGGAGAGTAAAAATAACATTCAATTCTAGACCAGCTTCTAATTTTTTGAATAATAATTATTTTAAAGCTCAAAGAAAAAAAATACAAAGAACGCCAATTAGATGGGAAAATGTATCAACAAGGGTGCAAATACATTCGTGGAAACCAGAAGTCTATCTAGATTTTCCATCGCTAAAAGACGCAACACCGGCTTATTACACGGATAACAAAGAATATTTTGAAACTGGCTACAAATACAGAATTGTTGTTTCAAAAGAAATCGGCATATAATGGCCAATTTCGTCTATTCAAAAGCAAAACAAGCTCTTTTAAGAGGAGAAATTAACACAAACTCGTCAAATTATAGAGTAGCTCTTTTAAATAAAAATAATTATACGCCGGATGCATTGACAGATCAATATCTGTCACAAATACCACAAAACGCAATCGTTGGTACTTCGGACAATTTGAGCAATATAACAAGTATCAATGGCGTTTTAGATGCAAGCAATATTGATATCTCACATAATGGGACAGCTTTTGACTCACTTGTATTTTATCAAGTCGGATCATCAAACGCCAACTCAATATTGTTGTTTTATTTAGATAATTCTTCGGGATTGCCTTTTGAGGGTAGTAATTTGCCATTGTCAATTACTATAAATTGGAGTGATAGTAACACTAAAATACTAGCTTTATAAGGAACACAATGCCCACATCTTATCCATCTGGACTGGACAATTTCATCAATCCAACATCTACGGACAGATTAGATTCCAACACCGTACCTCATCATTTGCAACACTCAAATTTAAATGACGCCGTTGAGGCTTTGGAGACTGTTGTCGGTTTAAATCCAGCCGGAACACATTTGACGATAAAAGATAGATTGATAAATGCGGAAACATTAATTGGTCAACAATCAGTATTAAATGGTTTAACAGATGTTACTATAGACTCGGTATCAACCGGTCAAGTTTTGCGTTATAACGGCAATGCTTGGATTAATTATAACGAAGAGAATTTAGTAGACGGAGGAAGCTTTTAAGTATGGCTAACGTATTAAGAATTAAGCGTAGGACGTCTGGCGCAGCTGGAGCACCGGGGAGTCTCGAGAACGCTG